CAGCCCAACGCATACGATCATCATTAAACTCTACCTTGTAAGCCATGCTACTCACACTCCCATTCGTTGTCCTGCTCATCATCATAATCCAAGTAATCATCGGGGTTGTAATCAGGCTCAAAAGACAATTGCTCGGCTCGCCACTCCTGATACGCAGCCCCACACACGCCGTCCTCATCGTTAGGATCAAGCACTATCACGCTCACACACCCTTCCCGTAAACAATCTCGTCAATCATAAAGCCTACCAGATTCTCCAAGTTCTTCCAGAACTCTCCGTACGTCACCGGCACCAGCCCATCCGACACCCAGAAAGTAACAGCATCCTTCAGGATGCCGACACCCAGCATCGTCAAGCAATAGCCCTGCATCTCCAAAGAGATAGCAGCCTGAGCAAACAACTCCGTAGGGTAATTAAAATCGTTTTCCATACTACTCAAATCCTCTCGTCACCGGGCATCCGGCTGTTAGAACGAAGCCCCAAAGGACTCACAATGTCTGTTACGTGACGCTTGCCACGCTTCGCATAGCCACGACCCTGACTAGCAAATCGAGCCGCAACCTTCGCGCTATGCCCATCGCCTAGCCGCTTGACCGTGAACACCTTGATCGAACCATCGGGCTGAACCCGCTCAACCTTACGCATTATGCGCTCCTAACGTGTGTGTGGGGACAGTGTAGCACAGCGGAGTCTACGACTCCAGCCGCACCTTGCGCTGCACCTTGACGCGCTCACCGCCGATGACGACGCTGACCGTGTTGCGACCACGCTTGCCCTGCCGACCGACGACGGTCACCGACTCGCCACCAGAGGTGGCAAGAGCCATGTAGCAGACCTTGCAAATGCCTTCGGCATTCACACGCCGCGCTTTCTTGGCGAAGCCACAGCACTTGCACTTGACCTTCTCAGCCTTCGGCGTGGAATCCACGACGACCTCCTCCTGCTCCTTCGGAGCATCCGACACGATCACCACACCCCGCTCACCATCCTCGGAGAGGATCTGCAAGAGCATCGCTGCCTGCTCCGGGCTGAGGGCTTCGATCTTCTCGACGACTTCGGTGCTGTTCATTCTCTTTACTCCTTACTGGTTTCTATCTTCCTTCACTTCGTTCAGGAAGATATAAACCTAGTAAGGTAGTAGGGTTTCTGGCCAAATCTCCATTATCTCTACTCTATAGAGAGTAGAGATAATAAACTATCTTCATAAGTTAGACTAAATAGTGACAAAGTCACCTATTTAGTAACTAACTATAAAGATAGAAAAATAGACTACAAAGTAGTCTAAGTGTACAATACTACACAATCTACGATTGTAGTAGTATTTGGCTTAGTTATACACTATCTACTGTTACTATGTAACAGATAGAGAGTGTGTAGTTGGGACTATAAAGAATACCAACTATGTTGGTATAGTTATAGTAACATAGTTACTATATATATTATATACTATAGAGTACTATGTACTCTTAGTATATGTGCTGACTAGTAAACTCTAGTACTAATAGGTATTATATATAATACCTAAGTCAATCGTAAAATATGGTGTCAAATACTACATAGTTCTGGTACTAGGCTCCTGTAGGCTCCTAGGCTCCTCGCAACGCTACATGCATATGCGTACCCCCGTTATGACCCACCCACATATATATAATTACTATGCATATATTTTTGGTACATTTTGAGTTTGGCTTAGTTTGGTACTATTATGTTAAGTGTTTGTTAAGTTTTGTGTTTTGATGTCCGATTGTTGGTGTTGGTGGTGTTATATATGGTGTGGGGTTATTTTTTTTTCAGGAGTTTGTATGTTTGGTTCTAATGTGCAGCCTAAGCGCCGTATTAAAGATGTTAAGAAGGAGCCTTGGTATTGTCATTCTTGTGATTTGGAGCATCCTCATTATTATTCTAAGTGTCCTAAGTGTGCGGGGCATCGTCCTCATTAGGAGTTGTTTTGGCTAATTATACTTATAGTGATGCTAAGTTGAGTGTTTCTGGTCTTGAGGGGTTGATGGAGGAGTTTCCGGGTAAGATGGTGTGGTTTGTTTCTAAGGGTTATGCGCCGCATTATTATCAGGCTTTGTTTCATTGTGATAAGAATGGTGCTAATCTTACTCGTTTTAGGCACTTGGTAGCGGGGCGGCGTGGTGGTAAGACTCTTAGTGCTGCGTGGGAGGTTCTTTTTTATTGTTTGCATCCAGAACAATTTCATTTGGATGCACACGGTCGTAAGAGCGACCAGCCTTTATGGGTTTGGGCGCTTTCTGCTTCTTATAAAGTGGGCCGACCGTCGTATTTGACGTTCCGTGAGGTGTGTATTAAGGCGGGATTGACGATTGGTAAAGAGGTTAAGGAGAATAAGGGCGGTTTGAGGTTCGAGTTTGCTAATGGTTGCCTTGTTGAGTTTAAGTCTGCTGAGGATCCACAGTCCCTTCGTGGTGCTGGTTTGGATATTCTTTGGATGGATGAGGCTGCTTTTATTAAGAGTGACGAGTCTTGGGGTGTTATTCGTCCTTCTTTGTCGGATAAGCAGGGTTTGCTTATTACTACGACCACTCCGAATCAGAAGAACTGGTTTTATGAAGAGTTTTTTAGTAAGGATGCTCGTACTGATGTTAATAATAGTCGTGTAGAGTATCGTAGTATTGATAATCCGTACTTTCGTAAAGAAGAATGGGAGTATGTGCAGTCTAGATATCATCCGCTGCTTTTCGCACAAGAGTATATGGCGAGTTTTGACAGTATGGCAGGCAAAGACCTAGCCGGAGATTGGCTGCACTATTATGATTCTAATGATTTGATTGATGAGGATGGAAAACCGCTTAAATTGCGTAAATATATGGGCGTAGACCCTGCTATTAGCCTAAGTGCTAATGCTGACCGATTTGTAATTACAGTAATCGGGGTCGCAGACTCAAACGAAGTGTTTCTACTAGAGCAATATGCGGCGCGAATTCCTTTTGCAGAGCAACTTATTAAAATCGAAGAGTATTATATTAGATATAAGCCAGAGATTATTGGTATTGAGTCTAATGCTTATCAGGCCGCCCTTGTTCAACAGACTGAGCGGCTGAGTAGTATGCCTCCTGTTGTTCCTATGTTTGCTAAAGGTAAGAAGTGGGAGCGTATCCTTGCTATGAGTCCTTTGTTTAGGATTGGTAAGGTTAAAATTAAGAAAGATCACGCTGATTTTATTCAAGAGTGGGTCGATTATGATTCTGCGCTTCGAACTCCTAAGGACGACTGTTTGGATAGTATGGAAATTGCTTTGCGAACTGCTGGCGCACTGTTGGGCGAGTTTATTGTTGAAAAGCCGGGTATTGTTTCGGCTATGCCTGATTGGGCTATAAGTGATTTGCCCTCTGGCAAAAAAGAAGACAGATATGTTGACGAATTTATGGGGAGTATTTGGTAATGCCTAAGTTTACAAATGTACGTAATGCTTGTTGTGATGCTATTACTGGAGAGCGTTTAAAGCCTTCGGATAATGTGTTTGATACTGAAATTGCTAATCGTAGGGATACGATGATGTCGCGTAGTCGTACGCGACTTCTTAAGGAGGAAACTATTGTTTGGTTGGCGGAACAAGCAGGATACGTTGTTACTAAGCGTAATGTTGGAGATTCTGGAGACACAAAAAACGTGGACGAGCCAGATGCTAGCATTGGAAACGGAGAGGCTGAGGTTGGAAAGCCTAAGGCTGGAGGGAAGTCAATTCCTAAACGACGTTCCGATGGGCCAATTAAGGATTAGCGAAGAAGAGCAAGACCTTGATTGGGCTTTAAGTAACGGCTTAGTGACTCCATATGAGTATAAGAATTTGCTTGAAAAGACAGGATTAGCGCCTGCTGATCTTGAGTTGCTGTAAGGAGGCACGAATTGAGCGAGACTACTGATTATATTGATGATATTCCTACTGGTTTTGCTTCGGCGGCTAGTCTCGTTAAGCGCGTAGACGAGTTGGAACGACAACGCGAACTACTTGCGCGACAATGGAAACTAAACTTATCCTTCTACAAAGGTAAGCAATACGTCTTTTATAATCGTAAGTCTCGTCGTATCGAATCCTTACCTACAGACGATGGGGATAAGCCGCGATACCGCGTACGCCTAGTCTCTAACCAGATCGCTCCTAATACGCTATCTCTCTTATCTCGCCTTGTAAAATCTAAACCCCAATTCTTTGCCACACCGGGCCAAGCATCGTATGAGGCGCAGAAGGCCAGTCAGATTGCTGAGAATATGCTTGATTATTGGTGGGACGCTTTGCATCTTACCGAGAAGCGGGAAGAGGCAATGATGTGGAGCATTATCGCTGGTAATGGTTTTTGGAAGATTACTTGGGATGATAAGGCTGGTCCGGGCATGGAAGTGCTTATGGATCCTGATGGTCGTCCTATTGTTGATCCTATTACTAAGCACTACTTTTTGCAGAACCTTAAGGCTGCGGGGGTTGATGAGGCTACGTTTAAGCAGCGTATTTATCAGGGCGAGATTAGGGTTGATGTTATGGCTCCTTTTGATGTGTTGTTGGATGATTCTGCTCAGGTTTTTGAGGATTGTAAGTATGCGTTTTGTGTACATCCTTTGCCTAGTGAAGAGATTTATAGTCGTTATGGTGTTAAGTTAAAGCCTAATGCTGTTAATCGTTATCCTGATGAGACTTTGCCGGGTGCGTTTGGTAATATGGATTCTAAGACGACTGAGAATGTTCGTGTTGTGTATTATGGTTATTTTGTTCCGGGTGGTAAGTATCCTGAGGGTCGTTTTGTTGTGTTTACTAAGGATCCTAGTATTGTGTTGTATGATGCGCCGTGGCCTTATCCTTTTGAGGAGTTGCCGCTTATTAAGTTTCCGGGTATGCGTGTGCCGGGGCAGTTGTGGGATGGTAGTGTTGTTGAGCAGGCTGTTCCATTGCAGAAGGAGTTGAATCGTACTCTTTCGCAGATTATTGAGTATAAGAATCTTACGTTGAAGCCGCAGATGATGGCTCCGATTGGTTCTTTGCGGCAGCGTGTTACGGATGAGCCGGGTGCTATTTTCGAGTATAATCCGGTTGCTGGTAAGACTCCAGAGCCTATGCCGTTGCCTTCGTTGCCTCCTTATGTGTTTGAGCATATTCAGGATTTGGGTGTTCGTTTGAAGGATATTTTTGGTTTGAATGAGATTATGGAAGGCACTGTTCCTCCTAATGTTGAGGCTGGTATTGCTATTGATCTTCTTCAGGAGGCTGCTACGGATCGTCTTGCGCCTCAGATTATGATGATGGAGAAGGGGTTGGAACGTGCTGGTAATCTTATGCTGCAGTTGGCTCAGCGTTATTATAATGAGCCGCGTACTATGATTATTACTGGTTCTGGTTCTAAGCCTAAGATTGAGCGTTTTGAGAATGCGGATCTTATTAAGGGTGTTAGTGTTAGGGTGGAGGCTGGTTCTGGTCTTCCTCGTACTCGTGCTGGTAAGCAGGCTCGTGTTATGCAGATGCTTCAAATGGGTATTCTTACGCCTACTAAGGCTTATAAGTATATGGATATGGCGGACTTTAAGGGTGTTCAGATGCAGTTTGAGGCTGATGAAGAGCAGGCTATGCGTGAGCATGATAAGTTGATGGATGGTGGTATTATTAATGAGCAGGCTGCTAAGCAGGCTCAGGAGCAACTTATGATGAGTATGATGGAGGGCGGTCAGATTGATCCCCAGTTGTTGCAGCAGAGTGTTGAGGCTAGTTTGCAACCGTTATCTTATGAGAATAAGACGGCGCATTTGGAGGCTCATGCTGCTTATATGAAGAGTGCAGAGTTTGAGTCGCTTCCTTCTGAGGTTAAGGATAATTTTTATAAGCATTATCAGTTTACTATGGCGGCGCTTCAGGCTGAGGCTAGTCCTAATGGTGACGCTCCGAAGGTTAGTCTTCAGTTGCGTGGTGCTGTTGGTCCGACGGTTGGATCTAAGATCCTTAATCAGGCTGGTGTTAAGGAGGTTACTCCGCAAGAGTTGTTGGAGCCGCCGCTTGATACTGTGGTTATTGATAATAAGGATAAGCCTAATGCTGAGGGTGGTACTGGTGGTCAGATGGACCAGTATCAGATGGAGTTGTTGCAAAAGTTGCAGGGTAATCAAGCAATTGCTGATCAGCAAATTGCTAATACGTTGAATGAGAAAGCAATGAGTAATGGCTAAGAATCGGGTTGAGTGGGATGACGAGTCTAAGGCTACTGCTTATGTAATTTGGATTAGTAATGGTAAGAGTGTGCGTCAGACTGCTCGCGAGACTGGTATTCCTGTTTCTACTATCTCTTATTGGGGTAAGGATTGGGAGAAGAATGGTCCGCCTGCTAATCTTACTGAGAAGATTGCTAATAATGTGTACGAGTTTATTGCTCATGCGAGTAGTGTTCGTGAGACGGCTATGCTTAAGTTAGAGGAGTTGATTCCTCAGGCTGAGGTTAAGCAGTTGAGTGCTATTGCTACTGTTGTGGGTATTATGGATGATAAAATTAGGCTTGCTAATGGGCTTGCGACTAAACGTACTGAAACTGTGCATACTTTGCCTAGTAAGGAAGAGATGCGCGAGTTGATGAGCGGTTTTGCCGATAATCTTGTTAGCGCGGCTGAAGACCGCTCAGCGGATATTATTGAGATTTCTGCTGAGAGTGTTGTTGTAAACAAATAGCGACCAACCAGAATACACTGGAGTCGTTCTTATAGGAGGGTCACATGAGTGACATTGATATGGATGGAGCATTAAATGCTCTTACGGCTGAGTTGCCTGATGAGGTAAACGAGCCGGTTGGGTTGGACGAGAGTGTTGTTGAGGATAATCCCGATGTGGAACCCTTTACTCCTTTTGATCCAACTACTCTTCCTGACGATATGCAGGCTGTATTTAAGTCTATGCAGGGTGATTATACCCGTAAGACTCAGGAAATTGCAGAGTTACGACGCACGTATGAGTCGTTCTCTGAACAGGGTGTTGATCCTAATGAAGCGTTAGAGGCTGTTAGTCTCTTACAGCGGATGAATAATGATCCAGAGTTTGCTAGTGAAATTGCTACTGGAATTCAGACGCGGTTAGAGGAACTTGGTTATTCGGCACGACAGATCGCGGATAATACTCCTATTGTTGATAATAATGATACAAGTTACGATGGGCTTCCGCCACAGTTGCAGGCGGAGTTGAGTGAGATGCGAGCATTTCGTGAAGAAATGGTTGCTATGCAGGCACAACAAGAGATTGTTGGTGAGTTAGAGGCAATGGAGGATACTATTCGTACTCTTAATCCGAGTTATAATGACGATGATTTTGAGTCGATTTATTCTTTGGCTTATGCTACTGATGGTGATCTTATGGCTGCTGCTGAGGCTTATAATGGTATTCAGCAGCGGTTGTTAGGGAATTATTTGCAGTCTAAGACTGTTCCTCATGGCGCTACGCCTGCTCCGGCTTCTCCGTCTAGTGTTCCTCCGCGTTCTTTTGCGAATGTGGATGATGCTCATAAGGCGGCTTTGGAGGCTGTTCGTAACATGTCCTAATTTGGAGGTGTTTAAGATATGGCTGGTGCTGATCTTAGTACGCTTAGTAACA